GTGATGACTACAAAGAGTTTGGTGAGAAATGTGGCATACCAATTAGAGTTGCAAAATTTTCTGACAGTGATGGTACATTTAATTCTGATAATGAATACCTAACAATCATAAACACAGCTGCAGTTAAACGAATAGATCTACTAGAGTATTATGATTCAAGACAAAACATACTAGACATAGAACGAAACACATTATTCTTATTAGCAGAAGAACTAAAAAGATTTAAAAAAGAAAAAGGACTCAAAGACTTTAATGATTTACTAGAAGATTATATTAAAAAAGAATCTGTAAATAGTTTTAAAGTATTGTTTATTGATGAGGCACAAGACTTATCTTTACTACAATGGGAGATGGTAAGGAAGTTATGGTCTAATGCAGATAAAACTTATATTGCAGGTGATGATGACCAGGCTATATTTAAATGGGCTGGTGCAGATGTAGATCATTTCATTGCACTCAAAGAAGAAGTAAATGATATAAAAATTTTAGATCAATCTTATCGTATACCTGGTGGTCCTATACACGAGCTCTCACAGAGAATAATTGGTCAAGTACAAAACAGATTTGATAAAGCATACAAACCTAGAGAAGAAGAAGGTATTTTAAAAAGATACTCTGACATTACACAAGTAGATATGAGTGAGGGTAATTGGTTAGTGTTATCTTCAGCTAATCATTTTTTAGATGATGCAAAAGATTTGTGTGAATTACAAGGATGGTATTATCAATTCAAAGGTATCAACTCTGTACCTTTGAAATTATTACTAGCTTTAAATAATTGGGAACATTGGCGTAAAGGTGAAATGTTAAATCATCTTGAGATAAAAAACATTTATGAATACCTTGGATCAAATGTACTAGAAGGATTTAGAAAAGGTAAAACATTACACGCTGATGAAAAATATACATTACAAGACTGTAAAGACAAACACGGTCTGATAACCGATAAAGTTTGGTACGAATCTTTTGAAGGATTAGATACCATAACTGAAAACTACATTCGTAATATGAGGGCGAATGGAGAAACACTTAATAAAAATCCTCGAATAATAATGTCAACCATACACGGAGCGAAAGGAGGAGAAGCTGACAAAGTTTTATTGATGCAAGATTTAACGAACGCTGCACTTGAAACATTTAGTCACGACCCAGATGAATTACATAGATTATTTTATACTGGAGCGACGAGAGCGAAGCGTGAATTACACGTGCTAGATCCAAGAGACTTTGACAAAGCTTATATACTATGACCCACAAAGAACTATTTAAAGGAACAACATACGACTCACTAGAAAAGCAGGTAGGCGGGAAACACTACCGCAATATGAAAATTCAACCTGCACATTTTATAAATGAAAACAAGTTGCTTTTTGCAGAAGGGAACGCTATAAAATATATCTGTAGACACCAGTCAAAAGGAAAAGAGGAAGATGTGAAGAAGGCAATACACTATTTAGAAATGATATTAGAGCGAGACTATTCGTGAGAAGTACACAGATACCGTTGTTTACTCCAGAAACGGAATGGGTTATGCCAGAAGAATTAAAAGATCTTCAAGGACATAAGGAAATAGCAATCGATTTAGAGACTAATGATCCCTATCTGACTACACTTGGGTCAGGCAACGTATCCGGAAAAGGGCACATTGCTGGCGTTGCGGTAGCCGTAGAGGGCTGGTCAGGGTACTTTCCTATCCACCACGAGTCTGGTGGTAATATGGATAAAAGATTAGTTTTATCTTGGCTACAAGATGTACTCAATCAACCCAATACTACATTTATATTTCACAATGCAATGTATGATGTGTGTTGGTTAAGGAAGGAAGGTCTGTCAATAAAAGGCCACATTGTGGACACAATGATTGCAGCCAGTCTTATTGATGAAAACAGATTATCTTACCGACTAGATATACTTTCTAAACACTATGTAGGAATAGGTAAGGACGAAAATATTTTACAAGCAGCAGCAAAAGAATACGGACTCGATGCAAAAAAAGATATGTGGAGATTGCCAGCGCTTTTTGTTGGGCAGTACGCGGAGCGTGATGCGGAGTCTACACTAAAACTTTGGCAAAGATTAAAAATAGAATTATACAATCAAGAACTTATGGATGTCTTTACATTAGAGACAAAACTATTTCCTTGTTTAGTTGATATGAGATTCAAAGGTGTAAGAGTTGATCTTGAGAAAGCGTCAAATATCAAAAAAAATCTTATGGATCGTGAGTCTAAAATTGTTAGTAAAATCAAAGACTTAACAGGAGTTGACGTAGAAATACACGCAGCTCGAAGTATAGCAAAAGCTTTTGATAAATTAAAACTTCCATATGATAGAACAGAAAAAAGTAAAGAGCCAAGTTTTACAAAAAACTTTTTACAAAACCATCCACACGAATTACCAAAACTAATTGCAGATGCAAGAGAGATAAACAAAGCTCACACTACATTTATAGATTCAATAACCAAACACGCAGTTGATGGTAGAATACACGCAGATATAAATCAGATAAGATCAGATGCAGGTGGCACAGTCACTGGTAGATTTAGTATGTCCAATCCAAACTTACAACAGATACCTGCAAGACATCCAGAGTTAGGTCCAATGATTAGATCTATATTTATTCCAGAAGAAAAAACTAAATGGGGATCGTTTGACTACTCACAACAAGAACCTAGAATATTAGTACACTATGCAAAACTACAAAACTTAAATGGTGTAGATGAAATTGTAGAAGCATACAATCAAGGTGATGCAGACTTCCACCAGGTTGTTGCAGATATGGCAGGCATAGAACGTAAGCAAGCCAAAACAATTAACCTTGGTTTGATGTATGGTATGGGTAAAAATAAATTAATGGCAGAACTAGGTTTGATGAAAGAGTCTGCTGAAAAATTAATTAGACAATATCATAGCAAAGCACCATTCGTAAAACAACTAATGGACAATGTATCACGTAAAGCAAATGATCGTGGTAAGATTAGAACGTTGGGTGGTAGAGCGTGTCATTTTGATTTATGGCAACCAGTACAGTTTGGAGTCTTTAAACCTTTACCGTTAGAACAAGCAAGAAAAGAATATGATGAGCCATTAAAAAGAGCGTTTACTTACAAGGCTTTAAACAAATTAATCCAAGGATCTGCAGCAGATATGACTAAAAAATCTATGGTAGCTTTGTATGAAAATGGTATAATACCACATATACAAATTCACGACGAAGTAGATATTTCTGTTGAGTCGGATGCAAAGGCAGAACAAATTATAGAGATAATGGAGTCTGCTGTGGAACTTGAAGTTCCAAACAAAGTAGATTATGAGAAGGGGGATAACTGGGGTGAAATTAAATAATGGCATACTTAAACGCAAACATACCAACTATCTACGCACAGGTTAGAAGGGAGTATTTATATGATTGTAAAAAACATCACGGAGAAGTTGAAGACTGTATTATCTTTGGCATTACGAGTATGGGGGGACGTGCTATACTATTCCACGCTCTTATGGGTAACGGTGCAATATTTTATCGCTTACCAATTAGCGCGTTTATTCAAAAGGGATTTGACCCATCCAGAGTGCCCACAAGACGACTTGATGAACTGGAGCTTTGGAATTGTTTTTCTTATTACCCTACTGTCACTCATTGGGCTATCTTAAGCGCAGCTTCCGGATATTATTTTGGTAAAGATAAAAAGAAACATTTTGGTTCTTATTTATTTACTGTTGACTGGGGACACCCAGATGCTAATATACTAGACACTGACCATTCAGAGATACCGCACGAACATAAGTGCGCTCACATAATTGCACTAGACGATGGCAATTTTGCAGCACAACCTAACAACAGATGTATTTGGGATTTACCTTCATTCACTGTCAAAGATAATGTGCCTGATTGGAAAGTACAGACTAACGAATGGAACGTAGAAGATTCAGGTAAGTGGAGAACCGCGGATACTGATGACTTCTTTTACGAGATCGAGGAGCAAAAAGATGATTGATAAAATTAAACACTATGCCAACACGTGTTGGTGTAATCACAAAATTTGTGTGATTATCATTGCAGTAGTTATAGCTGCAGCAATAATCTTGTAAGGATTTATGAAGGAGGATTGTAATGGACTACAGATTCACCGCAATCCTCATCATTTTACTGTGTTTATTAGCTATTTTTGTTAGGCCCAATAATCCTACATTGAAAGTAGACCCCAAAGATTATATACTTCCAAAACCAAAACCAAAAATAAATGAGTAAACAACCTTTAAATATATCTGAATCAGCAGCTGTGCAGATGCCGATGAAAACGGTAGCCTCACTAATTCTGCTCGTCGCAGCCGGCGTGTTCGCATACACCGAGTTGACGGCTAGGCTGGTATCGTTGGAGACATCACGTGAGCTGTTTCAAAATGATTTGCTTAAAAAAAGTGAACAAGTGCCCGTCGATCAGGAACAAATATTTTTAATTGAGGATCTTTATAAGACTGTAGAGAAAATGGAACAAACTCAAGAGATGAATATGACAAACAAAGTTAATATAGAATTTTTAAGAGAACAATTAGATAAAGCACTAGCTGATATCGAAGGATTAAAAGATAAGGTAAGAGAAAATGGAAAGAATTACTAGAAAAATATTTGATTACATTTATGAAATGAAAAGAACGTTAACAAATCAACGTTTAGCAAAAGATTTAAGAAAAGAAGTAGATATAGGTGCTACAGGCACACAAAAATATAGAATTAAAAAAGGACCTAACAAAGGTAAAATTTTATGACAGAGTTAATTATTGCCCTTCTTATGATTGTCAACGGAGAAATCAAGGAACACAGAATACAAGAATCTATGTCCGACTGCCTGAAAGGGAAGAGGGTTGCGATGAGAACGAATAAAAATAATAACATTCAGTACCAGTGCATTAAGTCAATGGCCGAGCTCGAAAAAAATATAGATGGATCTTTGTCAATAAAGAAGTTAATACTTGATTGATGACAAAGAAAAAAAATTTAAGATTTCAAGCTGAAGTCGTTAATGGTAAGTGTCCAACGTGTGATCAATTTACTATGTTGGTAAGTATAGATAGAGATTTTTTTAGGTGTATGAGTTGCGGAGCAGATTTAGAACAACACGTGAATGGTAAAATAACTTATCTGCCAGTTATAACATCTCCTAAAGATGCCAAGCCATTCGTAAGAGAATGGTTAGACGAGGATGGCTAAAAAATTTAAAGACTTTGTTTCACACGAACCTACTTTTCATAAAACAAATATAGGACGCAATCCTAGTAAAGCAAAAATGAACAAGTCGCGTAGACGTTCGTGGAAGAAGTATCGCGGTCAGGGGAAATAATGAAATTTTTATTAACGGTGTTTATCTGCTCAGTTGCGAGCGGAGATTGTTACACCAACCAACAATACCCAAAAGTATTTAACAATCATCACGATTGTATAAGGGCAGGATTATCTGAGTCTTATGAAGTATTATTTGCAGAGGGTAATTTTACTGAAGAAAATATAAACAACTTACAGTTGTATCCTAAATTTCATTGTGAGCCTAAAAAAGACGAAGGTAAGGTTACTACTTAAGAATGATTCTAAACTGTCTGTCCGTCCCAAGAAAGGGACGAACAAACAAAAGGTGTGAGAAGAGAACTTCTTTTTATATTAAATAAATAACACTTGCAAATTCTTTTTTTCTGTTGTAATTTCCCATATCTATGAGAAGAATTAATCAGAGAAAGGAAATATGAAAAATAAAATACAAAAATGGTACAAACTAGGTCACGATGAACCTTGGCAGCCTATGTATGATGATGTCACTTATTCATTGCCATCTATTAATGTACATTATTATTGGACACCAGCAGGAAAACACCCTGTTGAAGTAATGAAATTAGAGGAGGAAATGAATGGCAGATCCAAATAAATTTAAATCGGTGTCTGTACCAATAGAAACCTACAAGAAACTTCGCTTTCTTGCTGCAGGTAAATTTGTTGATGCAGAACTAACAGTTAGTAAAACAATCGAAGCTCTTGCTACAAGAGCCGCAAAGAAGTTAGGATATAAAAATGGAAAAGCTAACCCCAACTCGTAAAATTATTTGCTTTGAGTGTAAAGGCAATGGATTTATTTACGGCGATTTTTTTGAAGTAAAACAATGTACGGTATGTGATTCGGAAGGTGAGTTATTATCAGATGGTAAGACTCATATGAAACTGATGAAGGTGGTGGACAATGCGAGAATGCAGTGAACGATACCGACGTTGCTTACATAGCAGGACTTTTTGATGGTGAGGGATGTGTATCATATAAACAATATATGCGTAAGCGTCCTCACAACAAAAAAGCTTACCCAACCTGGCAAATTCGATTGGAGATTGCAATGACCGATAAATCTATACTGATATGGGTTAATGAAATGTTGGGTGTTGGGACCGTAGGTGAGAAAAGATATAAAACAAAATATACTAAAGGTTGGAAAAAACAATGGCGATGGCGTTGCTCTCACCGTGATGCATTTAAAGTTTGTTGTTTATTATTTCCATACGCTCACGTTAAGTTAGGTGAGATACAAAAAATTATACAACATTATTCCGATAGAAAATTAAAAGTAATGAATGATAACGTTGTAAGTTTGGATGAGTATAAACAATTAATGAGTTTAGAATAAGGAGAGAAGATGAAAAATGTAAATGATGTAATAGATGAATACTGTATAGAAAAATACGGACATAGAGATTGGAGTTATCTAAGGACCGGTGATCGTAAATTAGATAATTGTATTAAAAGACGTTTAAAAGAAGCTCATCATACTATTGAAGATGGTGTTATAATTTGGCACGACGCTGAACAATTGTTTCAAGATATTAAAGATGGAAGGTTTGGTTTAAAACATTAATGAAAAGAAATAATAAATTTAGATACCCGAAAACTAAACGTGAAGTTATAGAAGGCTTACGTCATTATAATATCGATGATAAAGAAAAATTACCAAGCGTTACAACGATCCTAAAAGCCACAGAAAGTGAGGAAAAACGCGCCTCATTAGCTGCTTGGCGTGAACGAATAGGTGAGGAGACTGCAACGCGAATCGTGGATGAGAGTGGTGCCCGAGGTACAGCGATGCACAAAATTTTAGAGAAATATATTTTAGAAGAAGGTTATGTTGACGAGACTAATGTAGGTAAACAAGCTCACAATATGGCAATCAGAGTTATTGAACAAGGTCTTTGTAATGTTCCTGAATACTATGGAACGGAATGTACTTTGTATTACCCTGGACTTTATGCCGGACAAACGGATCTCGTTGCAATACACAAAGGTCAAGATGCTATTATCGATTTTAAACAAACGAACAAACCGAAACGCAGAGAGTGGATCGAGGATTACTGTCTGCAGTTAGCAGCGTATGCAATGGCGCACAATTTTATTTATAAAACAGAAATTACTAAAGGCGTGGTAATGATGTGTAGTAAAGATAATTACTACCAAGAATTTATTATCGAAGGTAATGAATTCAAAGATTATAAACATAACTTTTTGAGGAGGGTTGATGAATATTATAAAGGAAGATCAAAGACGACTGGATAACATAGCCAATATGTATTGGAAAACATCTGGTGAGATGAGAGAAATGTGGGGCCGTAAATGGTATGAATTATTAAAAGTAATAGGAAGGAAATTAGATGAGGCTGAGAGACTTACAACAGATTCTAGAAAAATTCACTAACGGACAGAAAGGTACAATGATATCTGATTGTCCAGTTTATATTGAGACAATGTCTGGGCACTTGGAGGATGTTAGACGTATCGAGATACAGGAAAGTAATATAATTGGTGACGCTAATCCTGCACGATTAGTATTAAAAGCGGATAGAAATGAATTATTTAGGTCAAAAACATACAAACAAAGTTAATAATTCCCTTGGGATTGGGGTGAAAGCGAGAGTGGAAGCCCCAAAAATATGAAAAAAGTAACAATACAGAGCGATGACATCAGCCCGAAGCAGTGGTCCAATCTTATTTTAGAGCTGAACTTGGTGCGCAAAGCGTGGAAACCCTACGCCAAATTGCAGATATTGGGTCGCGGTGTTAAAAAGATAGTAAAAAATGGTACAAAACGATACAAACTTTAGAATCATTCTAATGTGCCACGCTATAGTGGAATATTTGGGCAAATTTTTTTTTCAGTCATCAAAAAAAACTCGTGGCACAGGTGGCACAGTGGGTAAAATAGGCTAGAAGTGTTGGTATTAGC